TGGCGGTATTTGACTTCGCAACAGCCATCAGGTCGGCCCTGCCAGCGCCAGGTTGCCGTTGGACGAGTGGATGGCTTTCAGTTCGTCCACGATCTCTTCGAGGTTATCGTTTTCCTCCGTGTGCGCGATTGCAATCGCCTTGGTGTTGTTGTCGACAGCTTCCTTTAGCGCCGCCTTCAGAATCACGACTTCCGCCTTTAGCGAATTCACCGCATCGATGACGCCGGCCCATGAATTGCCGTTCGCGGCCGAGACGTTCGCAACCGACGAGATCGCCGACACCCCGCCAACCGACGCCGTTCCTCCCGTGATCGCCGAAGTGCTGGTGCCGCCCACCAGCGAGATCAGTCCCGCAAGCGCGGACTGCACATAGGCAAAGTCATTCTGGAACGCGACAGACGAGGCATTATAGGCTCGGCTTGCCTGCAGGAAATTGTCCGAATACTGCGTGATGCTGGACAGCGCGTTCTGATCGCCGCCCTGCGCAAGTCCCAGCTGCGTTGCAAACTGCGAACGCGCCGCATCGAGACGGCCTTGCGGCGAAAGCGTCGAATTCGATCCGCCGGTAAGGTTGTTGAGATAATCCTGGATGCGCTGCATCTGGCCGATCCGCGCATCGGCGAGCCGCTTCTCTTCGTCGATGGCCCGCTGTGAGAAGTCCTTGACGACGTTGAGACGTTCGGCCGCCACGGCCTGGTCGAGCAGAGCGAGATTCTCCATCGAAATGCCGGCGGCAAGCGCCGCATTTCGCTCCTGCGTCGCCTTGGCGTCGAACAGCGTCAGCGCCCCCCCCAACGTGGAGCTATCGGTCGTGGCGGTGAGAAGCCGCAGCTGCAGCGACAGTTTCTGGCTTGCCTCGGCCGCCGCATCCACGAATTGATGCACCAGGCCGGTAAGTTGCGGGAACTGGGCGATCATGTCGTTGAACGCATCGCCGGTCAGCTTGGCGCTGTTGACCGCGGTCTGCGCGGTCGAGATCAGCCACGCCTGCAGCACGTTCGGATTGACGCCGGCGGCGCTGGCCTCCGACACCTTCCTGATCGCGTCCGCGATGGTGTTGAGGTAGCCGACCCCGGAATTGTTGCGGACGTCGGCGACGAGCCCGCGCTCGAACGTGTCGCGCAATTCCTGCTGCTGGCGCGCAATCGACGCCGAGATGCTGTCGATGTACCCCTGGTTTGCGAGCCCGTACTGCTTGAGGAATTCAAGCAGTCCGGCGCCTTCGTCGGCGACCGCCTTCATCTGGTTGGCAAGGTCGCTTGAGACCGCGGAGGCGGTTTCGAACTGCAGCATGGTACGGACCACGCCGCGGTTGAAGGTCTCCTGCAGATTGGAGATGGCGCTACGGTCCCGCGCCTCCAGCGCTGCCATTGCCAGCTGCTCATAGGTGGCGCGCAGCTGCATCAGGCTGTTGGTCAAGGGGCCGAGATCCACGCCGGAGGCCGCGCGGCTAAAGGCGTCGACCTGGTCGGCCATGTCCTTCCAGCGCTGTTGCGCCTCCTCCAACGCCCGCTTGGCCTTCTGGTCGCCGGTGAAGGCGGAGATCAGCGCTGACGCCCCGAGTTGCAACGCGCCCATACCCATCTGCATCGGGTTGCCACTGACCAGATTGGTAAAGCCCTCGCTCGCGAGCTTGCCGGCGAAGGCGTCCAGCGATTGCACCAGCGCATCCATGACGTTCTTGCCGGTGACGAACGCGGTCACAATCGACTTGCCCACCTCCCGGAATCCGTCCGCCAGCATCTTCTGCGCATTGGTAACGCGCATCGCCTGCGCTTCGACGCTGCCGAGTGCATCGGCCACCTTGGGATAGATCGCACTTAATTGCTGGGCGATCTGGACGTCCTCGGAGGACAGCCCAACGGTGTCACGCTGAAATTTGATGTTCTGGTCGATGCGCGCCTTGGCGAGTTCCGTTGCCGCTTCGGCCGCGCGCTTGGCGAGATCGTCGATCTGTTGCGCCACTTTGCCCACGACGGGTATGCCAGCCTGCATTGCAGCCGTCCACAACATGGCGCGCGTCCGGCTTTCCTCCAGCGCGGCTGCGCCAAGGCCGACCGCCTTGGCGTCCGCCTGCATCCGCGCGATGTGCTTTTCTGCAGAATCTACGGCCCGGTCGAAGCCATCCTTCTGTGCCGCGGCTGCGGCCGTCACCTTGTCGAGCGTCTTGGAGTTGTCGCCATAGACGCGATTGGCGAGCGTTGCGGTCTCGTTGACCGCCTGCTGGACGCCCTTGGTATTCTGCAGGCCGGCGCGCAGACGGTCGAGCGCCTGCGTATAGGCATCGGTCGCCCGCGCCTCCTCCGGCGCCGTAGCGCCGGCAAGCAGCCGCCCGCCGATACCGATGCCCGTGCCGACGCCTGGCACGCTTGGCCCGACGACGGCAGCGGCGGTCCCGACCGCATTGGCCCCACGCTTGACATAATCCCAGAACGCCGGCGTGATCTCGCCAATCTTGGTGACGAGCCGAGCGGCGCCGTCAAAGGCCTGTGCGATGGCCTCGACGATGCCGACCCATGCCGCGTGCATCCGGACGCCGAGTTGCGTCAGCAAGTCCTGGATCGGATGCCAGCGCTGCTCCAGCAGCTTGATCGCGGCGTCATAGCGCGCCTGCAGCTCCACGGCGCGGCCGATATCGGCGGCCGACACCAGCTCGGTTTCGGCAATCTTCTTTGACTGTTCGAGGATCTTGTCGAGGTACTCGGAATCCTGCCGCAGCCGGTCGGAGACTTCCGGGCCGAAGGCCGTCTTGGCAAGATCGAGCGCGGCCAGGCGCTGACCGTCCTGCATCGCCTTGTTGATCAGGGTGACGATGGCCTCGAAGCGCTGCTGTGTCGTGTTGGCCTGGCTCAGCATCTGTACGCCGGGATTGCCGCCGAAATTGCCGGCATCGAGATGCTTCCGCAGCTGCTGATCGAGCGCGCTGCCGCCAAGGGCATCGCCAGCCGCCTTTTGCAGGTTCTGCAGCAGGCGCGTCAGATCCTCCACCGGCACCTTTGCCGCCTCCGCGCCCTTGATCAGACGCTGGTAGAACGTGGTCGACAGGTCGACCGCCGCGGCCTTCTCGGCGATCTGGCGGTACTCCTCCAGCTGCTTGCCGCCGAGCTCCCAGGCCTCGCCGATCATCTGCGCGATATTGATCACGATACCGATGCCGCTCAGCGCGCGGATCGCCGGCATGAATCGCGTCAAAATCGAAGCGGACACCGCGGCCACTGTCGGATTGAACGCCGCCATCGCCGCACCGGCCATCGCAATCGTGCCGCCGAGTGGCGCAAGCGCAGATGAACTGCGCGCCGCGATCAATCCGAGTTCGATCAACCCGCGTCCGGCCGCGTTGGTCGCGAGCACCATCCCCGTCGCAACCGCGGCCAGGGCCGTTGCTGCGGCGCTCAGAGCCGGCTTTGCCATGCCGTTGACGACTTCGCGGAACGCCGGCGAAAACGCATAGGCTGCCGCCGCAGCGGTGCGAATGTGTCCCGCCGCCTCCGCGGCCTCGATACCCATCAAGGTGAAACTTTCCTCGACGTTATCGTTGGCCGCAACTAGCTGCTGCGATGCCCGCGATTGCTGGGTGATGATATCGGCATATTGCTGCTGCGATCGGATGCTCTGCTCGATGGACCGCCGCTGACGCTCCATCGCCTGCTCGATCGATCGAGCCGACTTCTCCTGCTTTTCCGCGGCGTCCGCGACGCCGCCCTGCGCCTGCGCAAGCCTGTTCAGCCCGGCAGAGGCTTGGTCGACGCCCTTGACCTGGGCCTCGATGGAGATGCGGCGAACGACATTGAGGTCCACGAAAGATCAGCCTCTCTTCTTGGTGGTCTTCTGCTTCTTGGAGATGTTTTTCAGCAGGCGCCCGACCGGATGCGCTTTTCGGTCGGGTGACTCCGGATCGTTTGCACCTTCTTCGACTTCAGGCTCCGGGGCCTCCGTCTGAAGCCGGAGCCATCCGTCGTCGATGGCGCGCAATGTCTGGATCATTTGTTCGGAATCGTCCTCGCCGAGGTAATCCATCTCGACGAGGACATAGTCCCTGATAACCGACCTCGGGATCGGCCCAGGCCCCATGCCAAACGAGCGCTCGCTGGCAAGATCACTAAATGCGCGAAAGATGATTTGAAGATGGGGAACGTCGTCGATCAGCGGGCGCTCGAAGTATTGCCGCGGCGGATCATCGCCGCGCTGGATCATCAACTCCCAGCCGTCGAAGAACTTGCTCCACTTGTTTTGCCAGCGGAGCAGTTCGACTACTTTCCCGCGTCCTCCTCGACCTCCGCCCTCATTTGGGTGCCGACGACATTGCATGCCCAGATCGCGGCATCGTGGAACATCGCCCATTGCGGATCGGTCAGAAGCTCGTTTGCCTTCTCCTTGGAGTAGGGCACGGCGACGCCGTCGATCGTCAGATTCTCCCAGTCGATCAGGCCGTGGTCGCGGCAGCAGATCGCGTTGATGCGCCGACGCTCGCTCGGGTCGAGCCCCTTGATCCGCATCTTGCGCGGCACGGCGGAGATCAGCGCATCCTGCCGCTTCTCCCACGCCTTGTTATTGGCACCACGCACCTTGAGCCGGAGATCGCCCATCTCCGGGATATCGCTGACCCACGCGCCTTCTTCACGCAGCTTCGGGTCTACTCTCTGCTCGCCCAACTCCATGCATCACCTCGTTGTCGGTTGATAGTGTCCCGCACGGGCCACACCCGTGCGGGAGATGAAGAACATCGATCAGGTCGACGCCGGGTTCTCGTAGATCTCGGAGTTGATGCCGATGTTGTAGTTGTTGCGCACCACGTTGTCGTTGCTGCCGACGTTCTTGCGCTTCGACATCACGAGGCCCCGGAAATACTGGATGGTGTCGGAATAGCCGGCCGGACCATCGGGCAGCACCACCTTGAACAGGTAGTTGTTGTTGGTGCCCTCCGCATCTTCGAGAGCCGCCTGCCCCGCGTCGAGCGGATCGTGCGCGCAGGTCACCGCCAGCGTGCCGGCATCACGCGCGCCCTTGGCGTGCCGCATGCGACTGTCACCGATGGCGGCAAATGTCACGTCGTTGGACTGGTCGCCGTATTCGCCGAGCGATTCAATCAGTCCAACTTCGACCCAGCCCGACGTGGCCTCGAACTCCTCGATGCTGTCGACGGTCGACGTAGCCGCTGCACCGATATAAAACCTCGTTCCAGACGCCGTGATGATGTCACCCATGGCGCATGCTCCTTTGAGATGTGGGCGTCATTCATGACGCGCCGGAGCTGCCGCCCAGACAGCAATGATGATTAAGCCCGGATGCGGGTTCATCCGGGAACGCGAACGCACAAACTTTTTGAATAGGTCAGCCGCTGAACTGGTAGCGATACGGAACTATAACAGAATATTCTACCCAATTGGCGTCGTCGTTGGCGTCATTCACGATCGGCCCCGACGGCACAAAGGTCTCGAAGCCAGAGCCCGGCCGGTACTCGCGAAACAGTCCGGCAAGCGTATTGGCCCAGGCCACCGACTGGGTCTGCCCTATCTCGCGCTTGACGTTGAGCACCAGGCGGGCCGTGCCATCCTCGAAGAACTTGCCATGCAGCACAGGCTTCTCGCCGTTGACGACGGGATACTGCACGACCAGGAAGGCGTCGTAGCCCTGCGGCGGCTCGGTGATGGTCTCAGGCAACACGCCGTCGAGACCGCCCACGACCGGACTTACGGTCCACGAGGCATGCAGCCTTGCCTTGATGGCAACGTCCACAGCATCCGCAGGCATGGCCTACCTCAATTTCACGACGATGGCAGGATACCTGCCGCTCGACTTATTCCCGGCCCGACCCTTCACGATGGCGCCGGACACCGCTGCCCGGTAACTGAAGGCGATGCGCGCAACCTTGGAGAACCGGCGACGCCCCAGCGTGGCAACCGCCTGAAAAACACCATCCGGCGCCTGCGACGACGAACCTGTTTCGATCTTCCGTGCATAGGGCAGCGTGTTGATGAAGATGTACTCTTCGGCGCTCGGCACCGGCTCGCCGATCGGGACCGCGGTGCCGTCCGCGAACAGTTCATGCGAGCGCTTGTAGACCACGCTTGGATTGGGATCGGGGCTTGCCTTCGGCGAATGCAACTCCAGTTGCTCTCCGATCCACGCCAGCGCATCGGACACCACGTCAAACTCGGCCACGATGGAGCCGTCCGGCCTGACGGAAGCAAGCGGTGCGCCTTTTTTGCCGTCCACATAGATCGTCCGCGGCGCGTCGCGACCAAGGATCTGCCTATTGGCCCGCGTTGCGGCTTCTATCGTCTCGCCGGCGAACGCCGCCAGCGCCTTGCTCTGCGCCGCAGGCGAGAGCGTATCGGAGAGGATCACGGCGATGTCGCGGTCGATCGCTTCGACCTTCGTTTTGACCGCCACGCAAATACCTCCTCGAAAGGCTGACAAGGATAGGCCGTGAGCGCCGAGTCGGGCGTGGCGTTGATCACCTCGCAGCCGATGACTTCGAATTCCCCGGCGGCGTCATCCATCTCGCGCCGCCAGCGCTCGATCCGCCCGGCGTCAATCTTGGCAACGCCACGCTCTGATGCGCTGAACCGCCGCCCGTGCATTTCAAAGCCGGCGAGCACGATGCGCCTGGCCCCCAATTGCACGGCAAGATTGATAGCCTGCCATCCGGAATGCCCGCCGCCGTCCTTGAGGCCACAGCCGAGCGTTCCCTTGGGGCCAAGGATCAGTCTCGCCCCCAGCTTCGTCCTCGTCTGACGCAGCCGGTAGACCCGAGCGGCAGTCGGCGATGGCGTTACCTTCAGCCCCCTGAATTCCGGCACGCCGCGGTTGGCGAGCCACCATCCCTGATCGATGCCGTAGAGAACGTCTGCCCAGTCGACGAACTTCCAGGCCGATTTGACAGCGATGCACTTGCAGCGCCCGGCCGCCAAATGCAGCGGCAGGCTTGCCGCCGATGGCCCCGTGCCAACGATCAGCGCCGTCTCGCCAGACCAGTCCGGCCATTCAACCGCGTGCTTGGACATCATAGGCAATTGCCGTCCCGTCCTCGGCCTTGCGCAGCCGAGGCGCAATGACGGCGAGCTCGACGCCCGGACGGCCCTCGACCAACAGCTTGTCGGCCGGCGTCAGCGGCAGCGTCATGCCTTTGGCGATCAGGTCTTCG